TTTGCCGATGTTGATAGCCAAGATGTCAATAAAGCGATACAACTTTGCCATCCACTCGTCGTCTTTAGGTGTGGGTGTAAGGGCTGCTATAACAGAAGCTACTGAGATAACAGCCGTTGCAATGTTTGCAATGTCAGCAATGACATCCATTACCAAGGTACACCGTCAGCAGTAGTAGGATGCTGTTGTGCTTCTATATCAGCCGCTAGAGCCGCCTCAGTTGCCGCCTGATCGACTTCGCCCCAGACCCAGCCCAGTACGTCAGCTTCAGTTAAACTGTCGTAGGGGACAAATGAGGGGTCTGTAGGGTCATAGCTAAAACTACAGGTGCCATAGGCAGAAGCAGAGTAGTCACCTTCTGTTGAGCTTACTCGCCAATGTGCGACGAAGACGCCTCCGTCTCCTAGATTCCGCTCTAGGTTTGCAATTGTCCATGTAGCCATTTTTCTTACCCCTCTTCTTGAAATACGGCGTTACAAATAGCCCTCACATTAGCAGGCTCTGATGACCAGTCGTCTCCAGAGTTGATAACGTGACGGTGATAAGACTGAGAAATGACAGCGCCATCCTCAACGATACGAGTAGCAGTACGTACTTGAACGACTTGGCCGTCCTCTGTAGCTACTACTTCGATTTTGTCTGCTGTTACTTCTTTAGTTAGTGACATTGTTGTCTCCTTTTAGTCCAGCCCCAGAGTCCACTGAGGCTATAGGGTTATTAAGCGGATTCGTAAACCAGTCCTATGTTAAAGTCATTTGAAAATGTAGGTGATCCTAAAACTGAATCTATAAACACAATTAGAATAGAGCCAGAATGCGTGACGCTTCCTGTTGCTAAAGCACCACCACCAAACGAGTTGTAGATAAAACAAGACCCAGCCGAAGCAGTAGCCGCTGTGTAGTTTCCAGAGGTATTGAAAGGAATTCCAGATATTTCAAAACGATCTCCTACTGCTATTACTTCGGTGCTGTCTAGTGATGTAAAGCCACACTTTAAATTGACTGTTCTTCCGATTTTAGTATAAGAGCCGTTTGCACCTGTAGGAGTTCCTAAGGTAAATCCTTGAGCATTAGAAGCCGTAGGGGTAAACGTCCCTTCTTCATAGTCATCCAGCTTGTTAGCCGCCGCAGTACCGCCGAGGTATGCACCGCCTGACAGGTAGAGGTCTTTGAAGCGGACGCCTGAGTTACCTAAATCAACAGCGGCATCTCTACTCGCACCTGTTGTACTATTCCAAGGGGTGATGTTATCTAAATCGCCTGCAATTAGAAGACCAACATCGCCGTTTCCTATGTGCAATCTTGAGTTAGAAGTGCCAATACTACCGACTGTGGAGCCGTCTTTGTAGAAAGCCGCAATAGTTCCGTCAGAGGTCTTACGGTTCAGCTGTAATACGTCAGCGCCATCTACAGTAGCTCGAACAAGACCTGTAGCCTGTAACTGACAACCTACTGTAGTCAACGAAGAAGCTGTTTTGGATACCAGCAAGTTGCCGCTGGAATCTATGCGCATGCGTTCTGTGTTGGCGGTGTCAAGAATTAGATTATTACCAGCACTTCCGATTCTTGGGCGAACGGTTGAGGCTGTATCGTTAAACTGAATGAAGCTATTTGCTTGTGCGCTATTAGTAAAACGAGCGACAGTATTGCCCCCGCCTCCTTCAGACACTTCTAACGCATTGCTAGGCGAACTCGTACCGATACCTACGTTTCCGCTAGAGTCGATGCGCATGCGTTCTGTGCTAGCAACAGTAAATGACAAAGCATCGCTCGCGTGTGAATAACTTATTTTGCCACGGTCATTATTATTGTTATCAGCAAAGAACAAGTTAGCACTTGCAGTGTTTTGCCCAACAATAGTTATACCATGCGAGCCAGACGTAGTACCTACCTGTAAATCATTTGCTAAAGCATTTGAAAAGTTATTGGATTGACCTATAGCCAAAGACTCCGCAGAAGCATCCCAGAAGAACTTCGCAGTCGTGCCAGTGTCTTCGTAGAAGCTGATGTCGCCGTTGGAGCCAATGTTTAGTCTTGCAGAACCTGCGGTTTTAAAGGTTAGCGAATCCGTAGCATGAGAATAATTAATCTCACCTCTATATGCTGATGCTCCGCTACCGTCCCCAAATAAAATATATCCAATACCCGAAGTGCTAGTTTGTATAGCTAAACCGTTTTGAGAATCTGAATTATCTCCAACAGTTAAATCTGTTCCTGTGTAGTTAACGGTTGACGTACCGACATTTGCTCTGTCCATCGTGGCTGTGCCGGTTACGTCGACGCCTGTGGAGTTGACTCGCATACGTTCGATGCCACCTGTAGACACTCCTATTGTGTCAGCATCAGGGAACCAAAAGCCTGTGTTTGAATCTCCAGTGTTTCTAATCGACGGATTTGTTTCGGAGCCATCAGCCGCACCAAAAAGATCAGACTTGACATCATCAGCAGTCACTGTGCCGGTTACGTCGATGCCTGTGGAGGTTGTAGTTAAAACATTTGACCCGTTGTGTTTAATGTAAACAGTCCCAGCAGTTCCGTTATCTACCATTGAAATAAAGCCATTACCGCTTGCGTCTTGAAGGGTAATATCAGTACCACGGATTCTAAGATTTCCAGTTCCAGAATCAGTTATGTAGCTATCGTTACCATCATGATAAATCTGTAGGTCAGAGCCAGCACCAAATTGTGCTTTGTTGTTGTCGCCAAAGTTAACGTCACCTGTAGCGGCAAAGCCGTTGATAGTGTCAATGTAAGCAACACCGTCTACGTACAGATCATTCCACTCTGCGCCGACTGCGCCCAAGTTATAGGTGTCGTCAGCAGAAGGGAGAAGGTTAGATGCAATGTCTGCCGTAACGGTTACAGTGTCTGAAGCGGCGTTGCCTAGAACTGTATTGCCGTTGACAGTAAGCCCGTCAATAGTAACGGTGCCTGTGAATGTTGGGTTATTTGCGTCTGACTTAGAGGCAATCGCTGTTGCGATGTTGTCAAATTCTGTTTCAAACTCTGAGCCACGGATGATCTTACCTGAGTCACCAGACGGCAAGGAATCCTTTGCTTCAAAGTCAGTGGTCTTTGTGTAGTTGGACATGGCTAAGTTTCCTCTTGCCTAGCTAAATCAAAAAAGAAGAAGGGGGCCATAAAGACCCCCAAGAGTTTCTTAGGCTGGGACAGCCAGAATGAAACCAGCTTCTGGACGGTATGCTTGGACACCGTAGAGGCAGTCAGCAGTGTACAGAGTTGAGAGGTACTCCTGCTTGTACTGAGTCTGTGAACGTACAGACATTTGCTCTGCAAGGACTACAGCGTCACGGTGGAACAACAAAGCAGCACGCTTGCCTGAAGCAATAGTTGCACAGTTGTTAGACACGTATACGTCTACACCGTAGAGGTTACCGATGAGGCCAGACTGAACGCCTTGACCAGATACGAAGTCAGAAGACACGTAACGGTCGATACCCATGATTGAGTTACGAGCAGAAGGAGGAATAACAAGGCAACGATCTTCCATAGGTACGTTGTTGTCATCAAGCTTCTGGATCATGTCACGGAAGAATCCGTCGCTGAACTCAGTGTTAGCTGGAAGCGATTGTCCAGTAAACGCAGCAGTAGTGCCGTTGTTGTTGAAGAAAGCAGCACTGGTCTGGTAGCTAGTAGCAGTTGGAGACAGAGTCATTGTTCCGTCACCGAAGCCAGTAGCAACAGCGTGAAGGTCAGTGTCGATCTTAGTAGCAAGAGCGTAACCAGCATCTTCAGTGTAGAACTGACGGAGGCTGTTAAGTGCTTGTACTTCAACAATGTCTTCGATCAGACGTGAGTATTCAAAGTGACGGTTAACGTCTACTTGGATTTCGCTCTCTGTGTTAGCAATGATGTTAACAGCAGCGTTCTCAGCCTTGACGCTTGCGTCTGCACGAGTAGGCTTAGGGATGTGGAGCTTGTCGCCCTTCTTGCCTGTCATGCCAAGCTTCTTTACAAGAGGAACCATCTTGAGGTTCTTCTGGTAAGCAGCAATGATCTCATCACTCCAGATTTCTGGGATGAAAGTTCCTGCTTCAGTTTTGCCGGTAATTCCGGTGGCGCCGGGATATGGTACAGTAGCCATGATAATCTCCTAGATTACTTTACACGACCCTCTGCGTATGCTGTCAGTATCTCTTCTGACAAGGATTGGTAACGCTCGGGGTCAGTTCTCATTAGTTTAATAATGTCGGCCCTGCGATATACTTTCTTACGTGTCCCTTCAGCACTGCCTCGTGCATTACCTGTATTAGCTGCCTTGAGTTGTTGCTTGCGCTCTTGTTTTTCAACATTAGCAGTTTGCTGTACAACTTGCTTCCGTTCTTTCCAGAGTGAGAAGAGTTCATCAGCAGAGTCAGCATCATACTCTTGGTCAGCTGCTACAAACAATTGAGTCCTAATCTTGGAAGCTTTAATCCAATCAGCAAACTTAGGATCGCCTAGAATGTCTTGCATGTCTGGATGCTTATTATTAAGCTCCGCAAGAGCAGACTGCTTCTTATAGTTTGAACTGTATTCTTCAGCTTCACGTATCTTAGGATGATTCTCAATTGCACGGTTGACAGCCGCTTGAGGATCTGTAAAATAGTCTATATCGTCTTCAGGCTCAACATGTTGTGGTTGAGGTGCTGATTGTGTTTGACTACTAATGTAATCATCCACGACTTTACGAAGTTCACCTACTTCAGAAGACTGACGACCTAGTAGCTTTTCAGCTTCTTGGTGCATCTTAACTATATCTTCTAAAGACTTACCTTGGTACTTATCTGGTAAGCTTGTTTCTTCTTGAGGTTGCTCAACTTCTACTTCTTGTTGAATCTCGTTAACTTCGTTGGTTTCGATCTCGTCCACATTTTCCTCTTCAGGTTGTGGATCTACAATCATTGCTCTTGACATTATTAAACTCCGTGATTATAATCATTGTGGAGATGTTTATTTTCTACCTGCTTTTTCGTGTTCCCTAACCCATTTCATGTGCGCTCCGGGGAATGAACCATCGGAACCATTAAGGTGGAAAGACGGGGCAGATACCATTCTTGTAGCATTAGCACCGCAACCGCACCTAGTGGTTGAAACGGTACTTTCTACAAATTCTTCAAAAACGTGTCCGTTAGTACAACGGAAGTCATATATTTTATACATCTAAAGGCTCTTGATCTTCAGCTTCAGCTTGTTCACGCGCAGCTTCGATAGTACCTTGTAGATTGATAACAGTTGCAAAAGCAGCTACTTGACCTTTACGGTAATATAAATCATCCTGATCTTTTACTGTTTGAATATCTGCTAACTGTGTTGCGTTACTAGAAAGCTCTTGTACGAGTTGTTTGAAACCTTCATGATTGAAGAGTTCGTTGTAGTTGTCAAAATAAGTTTCAAGCTCGGGTGTCATAAGTTTCTCTAAAGTTATCTAACTATAATATTATTATATCATGTTTTTAAGGGAATGTCAAGCTTTTTTTGTAGTTTTTCTTCTACGTCCAGAAGCTGTGACAGCATGTTTAATTTTAGCGGGTCCTGTTTTGCGTTTAGCTGACGATTTCTTTTCTGCTGCTGTCATCTTATCTGCAACAGATTTAGGTCTACAAGAGGGGTAAGGACGTTTACTTTTGGTAGCTGACTTACGTCCACAAGGCTTACCTGTTTTAACATCCACCCAGTTCTCGTTAAACCACTTAGTTAATCCACCTTCGGCTTTACTCATAAGTGCCACCACGTTTTTTATACTCTTTAGTCAACCAACCTGAAGCATAAGCACTGGGCCAAACTTTATACTTACGTTTAGCTTCTGCTTTAACACGAGCATACAGTGCTTTGTTTTTAGGCTTAGGACTGCTTTTTGTTTTAGCCATGACTACTTCTTCTTTTTGTTCTTCTTGTTAGTAAGCATACGCCCGTTGCGCTTAGGCATAGCAGGCTTTTTCTTTGGCTTAGTTGATTTCATTCCATAACCGGGCATGGCTTTCTCCTTTGCTGCTTTAGACAGATCTTCAAAATGGAAAAGTTTTACAGATGTTTTCCCGTGAGTTTTACCTGAGTGTACTTCGCCATCAGGCATCTTGTGCGTACCGCCTGTATATTCAGTACCGTCACGCTTATAATGTTTTACGCCTTTAGCCATTACCATTTAACCTTATCAGCCCAATAAGCCGCTGACATTTTACCTTTAGAAATGTTCTTAGCGTGTCGTGCCTTGAACGATGCTCGTTTCTTCTTCATGCGGTCAGACTCACCTGCTTTAGGCTTACCCGCTGTTTTAGCGCCTTGCTCACCAAAACGAATAGTTTTAACTTTGTCACCTTCTTTAGCAACAACTACATGAGATTTCTTAGGATGGCTAGGAGTCCTCTTTGGTTTGTTGAACCCGCTTACGCCCGCCCGTGCTAGTCTTGGGTCTTTCTTTGCTGGCATTTTGTAATTCCTCTACTTGCTTTGTTAGCTCTTGTACTTGCGCTTCCAAAGGACTTACCATTTGTTGCATCCTATCTAGAAACATTTGAAACTCAGTGTTTGTTAACATGTTTTATCCTTAGTTATAAGGGAACCATTCTCCAAACTTACGGACATATATCAGTATAACCGTAGTGTCTGGTGTGTTGATTGTTACCGTTGTTTCGCCGTACTCATCTATGTTGTACTGGGCGATGTTAAAGAAAGAAGAAGAAGACGTAATGTTAATGTCACCTATAATCTTTACGGTGTTGGCTGTAGTCAGCTTTACCATTACCGTTTCACGATCTTTAGGTGTTGGGTTTAACACGATGTCTACGTCAGCACTGCACCGTAGTATCTCAGTCCCAGAAGTAGTATGACTACCTGAAACCTCATACGCCTGCG